GTCAAGCGCCGAAGCGCGCATGGATTTGTGGACATTTGGCGTACGCGCTTACGCCGATTGCATTGCTGGCACATTAAGCGGGAACAACGTGCTACCAAACGGCACATACGTTGAATTTGACGTTGAGCAATACTTGTCGGGCGAATACTCAATGAGCGATTACCGCGAGGACAATTCCGAAACACCAATACCAAATGGAGTACTATAAATTTTATGATCCGATTAACCCCTTCACAGATCACGGTTGATGCAGCGGCGGCAGAGGGCTTGCCGTCGCGCTCAATCTCAGGCGTAGCAGTTACATACGACGAAACAGCCACAGTCAATGACGGCACTAAGGTACGATTTTTGCAAGGGTCGTTGCCAGTCACGGGGCGCGACCCAAAATTATTTATGCAGCACGACAGCAATCAGATTGTCGGCAAAGTAATTGAGCGCGTGGACACGCCACAGGGCATGATGTTTACGGCCAAGATCAGCGCCACTCGACTAGGCGATGAAGCACTAACGCTCGCAAATGACGGGGTAATTGACGCAGTATCCGTAGGCGTAACCCCAACAAAATTCAGTTACGACGAGGAAGGCGTGATGATCGTTGAGGCGGCTAACTGGCAAGAATTGTCGCTAGTTAGCGAAGGCGCGTTTAGCGGTGCAATCATTACCGACGTCGCAGCCAGCGTACCCGACGAGACTATCCACGAAACAGAACCAGTAATAGAGTTACAATCAGACCAAGACAAAGAAAAGGACACAACCCCCATGAGCGAAATCAAAGACACTCCAGTAGCAGAAGCAGCAGCATCAACAGTTGAAAAACTTTGGGCGCAACCTGCACGCGAATTTAAGATGCCAACACCGGGCGAATACATGGCAGCAATGCACTCAGGTGGCGACACATTTGTCAAAGTGAACGCAGCGTTCAAAGCAGCGCAAGCAAAACAAGCGTCAGCGTTGCAAGCAGCAGCAGGCGACATTTTGACAACCGACACACCGGGTCTTTTGCCAGTTCCAGTTCTTGGGCCACTATTTCAAGACTTGAACTTTGTGCGACCAGTTGTAAGCGCATTTGGTGCGCGTGCAATGCCAAACACACCAAGCAAAACTTTTATTCGACCAACGATCACAACGCACACTTCGGCTGCAACACAAACTGAAGGTTCGGCAGTTAGCGCAACGACAATGGTTATTGCATCAAACACAGTTACTAAAACAACTGTTGCAGGACAAGTCACTTTGTCGGTTCAGGACATGGACTTTACTGACCCAGCTTCAATGAACTTGATCTTGAACGATCTTGCAGGCGAGTACTTGATTGCGACTGACAACATTGCAGCCGACAATTTGGTTGCAGGCAAAACAGCGTCAGGCTCAACATGGACAGTTAGCGCAACTGACCCGACATCGTTAATCTCGTCAATTTATGACGCAGCACGCGAAATCGCAGAAGACAGCAACTACTTTCCAACACACTTGTGTGTATCACCTGACGTATGGGAACTTATCGGCCGTCAATTAGACGCCGACAAGCGACCATTGTTGGGCTACAACGGTGGCGGAATGACAACGATGAACAGCGTCGGCAACACAAGTGGTTTGCAATACTCGAGCCAAAACATTTACGGTCTGTCAATGGTTGTTGATAACAACTTTGCATCAGGCACAATGCTTGTTGTTTACGCACCGGGCTACGAAATTTACGAACAGCAAAAAGGCATCTTGTCAGTAGAAGTACCTGCAACCCTTGGTCGCACGTTCTCTTACTACGGATACTTCGCAACATTCGTCGCCAAGTCGTCGTTTATTCAATCCATCGTCGTTGCCTAGTAGTCAAGCGGCATAACCGCTATGGCAACTTATCTAACAGCGTCAAAACAGTTACTAAATAACTACGCCTGCATTTCAACGCTCGAGCCAACCGACATACAGGTTGGCGACAGCATCGTTGTCGCAAGCATTGCCGCACCGTTCAACGGCACGTTCACCGTGTTGTCATGCCCGCAATACGAATACACAGGCATAGATAGCACTACAGGCGAATGGACATTTAACGAGAACGTACCGCGCGCAAATCAAGTGCTATACGCCTGCACAGGCGATGCAGTCGAGTACAGCGCGTTCTACACAGGCACAGTTACGTTCACACCAACTTGCACTTGGGTCACGGTCGCAAACCTTGTCACCTATCTTGGCGTGTCAATTACTAACCCGTCAGACGATTACACGCTGGCTACGCAGGCCGTAAGCGCTGGCAACCAGTTTTGCAGCCGTCGTCGCGCCGAGGCAGGCTACAACGACAGTCTCAGCACGTCGCCTAGCGGTGACGTAACACTAGGCACGCTCATGTATTGCGCGGCGCTATGGCGCTCACGTGGCTCACTCGAGAACGTGTTCGCGTCATTCGAGGGCATGGGTAGCGCACCACAACAGTCATTGACGCCGATTGTTAAACAGTTGTTAGGCATTGATCGACCAGCGGTGGCATAGATGCCAGCACCGTACACCGACCTACTCAACGAAGGCATTGACGACATCACAGCAACGCTGACGGCTATCACATCATTGCGCGTTGTCAACGACGCGACAAAAATCGTGCCGAATTGCGTGTTCCTACAAGCACCAAGTTTTACAACTACGGCAGGCAACGGCAACATTGTGCGCATGGATTTTCCGATAAAAATTATTGGCAGCGGCCCAGCAGGGCTACCCGTGTTGCGCGAAATCTTGCAGATCACAGCAACCGTTTTAGGGTCAGCAATTATCATCACATCAGGGCAACCGGGCGTACTAGAAATCGGTGGGCAAGAGTACCCGTGCTACGATTTGACGTGCGGTATCGCAGCAAGGACAGCCTAAACACATGACAACTTACCTAGTGACCAGCAACAGACTCGACGGGCTAAAACGTGGTGACACCGTTACCGACAAAGATTTAGAGGGTTGCAACATTGAGCATTTGATTGACGCAGGGCATATATCCACGCAACAGCCCAAAAAATCTGTTAAAACTAAAGACACAGACGAAAAGGAATAACCACTATGGCCACAACCGTTTACTTGAGCAACCCAGCGCTAACGATCAACGCAGTAAATTTAACCGATCAGGCAACCGAAGCAACTTTGACATACGAATTTGACCAACTTGAAACTACTGCGTTTGGTGACACGGCGCGCAAGTTTGGTGCATCAACAGTCACGTCATTGCAAAACAACACATTCGAGGTGACACTATTTCAGTCGTACGAAGCAAGTGAAACCGAAGCGACAATTTACGGTTTGGTTGGAATTACGACAACAATTACGGTTTCGCCAACCGCAGCAGGTTTAGTCACACCGACATCGACTTCGCCGAAGTACACACTAACCGGGTGCTATCTTTCCAGCCATTCCCCGATTTCGGCGTCGCTTGGAGAGCTCAGCTCAATAAGTCTAGTTTTTGCCGGTGGTGTTTTAACTAAAGCGGTTTCATGATCGCGCGGCATTGGCCGCTGAGAACTAAAGCAATAAACAAAAAACATACAACGCCGTATCGGGGGCACTAATGCAATTAACAATGAAACTGACGTTTGCTGACAGCGAACAAACCGTCACTACAAACCTAATGACAATCGTGGCGTGGGAAAGAAAATATAAACGCAAAGCGTCACAAATCAGCGACGGTATCGGTATAGAAGATTTGGCGTTTTTGGCGTACGAAGCATCACGACAAAACGGCATCATCGTGCCAGCGCTATTAGACGAGTACATCAAATCGTTGCTCAATCTTGAAGTCATTGAGCAGACAACCCCAAAAGTAGACGCGGCTCATACCGTTACGGATTAGCGCAGATACTTGTTGCTACCGGGTATTGGCCGCCACAGATCACATTTGACATAGATGACATGAACACAACTATTGAACTTATAAACAAAGAGCGTAAGTGATGGCGGTATCTACAACGGTAAAAGTCGTCGGCGCGAAAGACGCTATAAATCAATTAGGTAAAATTGACAAACAACTACAAAAACAATTTAAGGCTGACGCAACACAAATAGCGCAACCTGCAATTAATTCAGCAAAAAAAGCGTACGAGGTTTTAGGCAACCAGTCGCACCCGTTTGCGTTGTCGGGTATGTCGCGAAATTGGACACAAGAAGGTCGCAAAATATTTCCGTTTAGATTAGATCGAGCAATTAAAGGCGTGCAAACAAAATTTGATACGCGCAAACGTGCTATTGGCGTAATTCTTATTATACAAAAAGACGTAGCAGCAGCCGTGTTTGAGGCAGCCGGTCGCAAAACTTCTAATCGTTTAGGCGCGTCTTTAGGGTTTCTAAATCAAAACACAACGCGAATTATCGGGCCTGCAGTTGATAAAGAACTCGAAGCGGTTACACGTGAAATGTCTAAAATGGTTTTACAAACAATGCAAAACGTGCAAAAAGGATTTAAGTAATGGCAT